TCTAATTCAATACTCCTTTTTTGAGCACCTATCACGATGCTCTTTTTGTCATACAGTTTTCAAGGTTCAAGGAACTCTAACTGAGTTCCAAATATATCTAAAATACATTTCTGTACTTTATTCAAAAAATATCATTTTAAGGCTTGACTTTTAATAGTTAGTCTTCCTATTCTTTTCCTGAATCATTAAATTCTCTACCTTTAATGATATTCTGGATACCTGTTTTACATTTTTCTAAAGCAAAAGCATATGCGTTATTATAGATAAGTTTGTCGTGTTCTGTCGTTGGATTGTCGTATACGCTATCAATAGCTTCATCAATACCATCTATAAACCTGTTAAGTCTTTCACTTACTTCATTATTGACAAACTCTTCATCATATAGTTTTGCAGTCGCCCTCAAACCTCTTGATTTATTCGCATATTCAAAGGCTCTCAATTCATCTTTTCCAAGCCATTTCTGAAAAGCACCGCAATCATCACAATAAAGTCCTGTATTATTACCTTTTACTTCTGTATGTAGTGAAATGCTTCCACATTTCTTACAACAATTCTGATACATAATTTCACCTCCAGTATATTATTTTCAAAACTCACAAGTGTCACATGTCGAAAAGTATTTATCATGGTCTATGCAGCATTGTGGTCTATCATCATTTTTACCAGTCTCAGCAGTCTCTTTTCCATCCATAATTGCTCCACAATTAGGGCAATATTTTGATTTCAACTTCTGGTTCGCATAATTCAGCTTATATACTTTTTTATTACAAACTGAGCAATATACACCTTCATTTGCGCATTCATCTAATGCGTACCAATAACCATGTTTTCTACCATTTTCTTTTGTATCATCTTTTATATTATCCATTGGAACTGTCATTGTTCCTGCTATAACATTGGCATTAAGAAACTTTGATAAAACATCTCCAAGTATTAACTCTATATTATCTACAAGTATTTCATTACTTTGCTTATACAATCTATGGTATTCTAACCATTCATTTATTGTATAAACTTCTATATTAGCTGACATACCCATTCTCTCTGCCATATCTAAAAGATTATTTTTATTATTCATTGTAGACGTAATAATTGGTTTTCCCGTTACATATGCTGTTGAAATGAGTATTGCTGTTTTACCAGTCCCACGTCCACGATTTATAATTCTCATGTTTTTTCACCTCCAATGTACTATTCTCTCAAAATCCAAGGATATGTTGCTTTCCTATGAAATAACTAATTACAATATTTCTCAATACCTTGTGTCATAATATCTCTTAATTCATCTTCCTCATATGTAGAGCCAAACTGTGACCAATTACAACTATATTCTGTATCATTGTGTATTAACGCAAGTTTAAATACACTGCTACCATAATTCTTATATGCATCTAATTTGATAGCTTTAATATGAGGAATTTCTAAACGCCAATTATGCTTTTTATATTCAAACTGAATATAAGTAGCTTGACCAAAATTATAGTCAATGAATTTAATATCATTCATGTACTCAACATCAAGAAGCTCTTTTATATAATTAATATACCAATCATATGTTTCCTTTTCTTTACACTTCTTTCTCTTATCAAGCTTGTTACCATCTGTATCCTGATTCTTTGATAACATATTTAACCATTCTCTACACGTTTTAAGCGTAGAAGGTTGATCAAGCAGCATATACTGAATATTCTCTTTATAAATGTGAAGTGCCTGTTGTTCAATAAGGTCATATTCATTTTTCATGTCATCCAATGCTTGTTTCTTTGCTGACAATCTTCTTTCTGCTTGTGCAAATTTATTTAATGAACCCATTTCATATTCGCCATTATAGTTGTATGTGTCATTTTTATATGTTAAAGACATTAATCGTTCACCTCGCTCTAATATTCTCTCTTTGTAACCAAAAGAAACCTGAAATTACTTGCTGTTGCAAAGTCCAACTTTATAGTCATCCTTTACATCAATAGTTACTTCTCTCTGAAATTTTCCTTCCTTATTATAAAGGGATAAATAATATCTGTTGCCACGCTGCTCTAAGTCAAGATTCTCATTCTCGAATAATAATACTCGTCTCTGTTTCTGCATTGGTTCATTCTCTATCTTCAAGTTATTTAATGCGTCTTTTGAACCTACAAAGACTGGTGAAGTAATCTCTTCAAGAATACAACTAATATCATCGTCTAGCCGATCATCATCTTTTGTATGCCTATCAACTGCTTTGATTACGTCTTTCTCAAATAATAATCTGTTTTCCACTTTAATATTCTCCTTTCCACTCATCCAACTCATAGAAGTCATCTATCTGATCGTCCAATTTTCTAACCTGTTTTCTCAGCTCATAATCTTCTTTCTTACTATCTGTTGACTGGCACTTCTTCCATAGTTCATCACGCTGTTTAGTTAATTCTTTATATTTATCAGACACATCAATCTCTTTTACAACTGAAATCCCAATCTTCTCTCCACAGTGAGGGCAGAACCGAATAGGATAATTGTCAGTCTGTTCCCATTCATCTTCGTATGATGTAATAACTTCTGTATGAGAAGTACAGAAATGAGGAATAGAAATACCTTCATCTTTATATTCTCCACCAATGTCGTTTATATCTTCACCTGTAAATACAATGGCTTTATCATTCTGAATTTTATTACAGCAATATGTAAATGGTTTGTACTTGTATGAATGAGTGTCATTAAATTTTAATTTGATTAATTTTATCTTCATCTCTTTATTCTCCTAACAAAATTCATTCCACCAATCAAAAATTTTATGGATGTGCCGATAACCATTATGCAACTCACCTTTATATCTGCGTATTTTCCTATTAGATAACTGTTTCAAATATTTACTTTTCTTACCACGATACAATCTTTGATAATATGTCTTTGGATTTTTAACATAACCAACACCCTTAATCCATATTTCATCCACATATCTAACAGGCGTTGGACAATAACCACCAACAGTTTCATATAAATATTTGAGATGATTCTGATGTTTTAAATATCTCTCACGTTTATTTATTCTCTTTTTCTTAGAATGATTTTTATAATTTTCTTCGTCTTGTTCGTACCAATCACTGCAATGACCAAAAGAATAAACTTTGCCACCAACTTTATCGCACCAAACAAATTGTTCTGATTGATTGGCTCTATCTTCATTTGGATATTCACCATATACCGATTTATACATTTCTGTTCTTAATGTAAAATCTTCAATCCCATAAGGACAATCTCTGCATCTCATCGAATCACCTCTTGTATTTTATTTTTCTAACTTCCTGCCACACCAAGGACAATGCGTAATATATTCTTTTTGATGAACAAATCCATCATCATATTCATCCCATTCTGATGTTTCAATATCCAAATAATATTCATTGGTCAACGGATCAACATATATCCGATTGTCTGGTGAATCATAATCACAACGATTACACATATTTATTCTCCATTCTTTTTATTTTCAGTGATATTCTGATTGCAAAACCCATCAACAAAAATTTTAAAATTGGTATATAAATCCTCAATCGAATCAGCTACCATACTTGTACAGGGATTGCTCATGAATAAACTATACTGCTTGTTCTTATCTAATCCATTAGTGTCCATATATTTTGAAAATGCATCCAAACATGTTCTTAGATAATTACACGCTGAAGCATATGTTTCAAACATATATGCTGTTTCTACTCCAAGCATATATTCTTTTTTCTGCTTGTCATATGTAATATCTATATCATTCATGGTATACATATTAGCTTCGTGACCAGATAAATCATCCCAGCTAGTTATTCCCCAAATGAATTTCCAATCATCTGTTTCTATACAACAATCTCCATATTTCTTATCCATTGCTTCATTATATTTTTCTTCTTTTTTATATGCTCTCTCAGTACGCCAATAATCAATTTGCTTGAATGGAAAAAGTTCAACGATTTTACCATAATATATATTTGATAATGAGTTACATTTACCAATTGGATAACCATATTCATCTTTCTCCCAACTGTCCATACAAGCATAATCATGATTCTTGTTAAGTTTTCTATATTTACAAAAAATACAACTATATTTTTCTAATAGTTTCATAAATATTTATTCTCCGCTCTTAATGATTTCTTCTAATGTTCTTGGTGTATAGTTTATATAACTTTTCATACATCCGACATTCCACATATTACATGGCTTATCATATAAAGCTGTCATCTGATATTTTACCTGCTGCATCATATTATCTTCGAAACCTGTATGTACATGACCGTAGAGATGATAGCTTCCGTAATAATGATTCTTAAAGCATGGAATTGGATAATGACATAAAACTATAATCTTACCATCACCAATATCGAGTTCCTTGTAATCAGCGATCTCACAAAATCTACTCTGTAATTCTCTGTTCTTTAACAACTTACCATCATGATTACCCTTGATTAGATGTATATTCCCATTCAGATTGTTAAAAATTTCAATAGTTTTTGTTGCGTTGTACCACGAAATATCTCCAAGCAGGTATACATCATCATCAATTTCTACTGTATTATTCCAATTTTTAATAATCGTCTCGTCATTCTCTTCAATTGATTTAAAAGGTCTATTGTCAAATGCCATGCAGTTTTTATGTCCAAAATGTAAATCTGATATAAAATAATTCATATAATTATTCTCCAAAAATAATCTTCTTAGCCCAATTCATAGTTGTAGAACCACACATCTTGCCAAAGAATTCACCAGCTTCAACAACTAATTCATTCTCTTCTTTTACACAATCCTCAAAAATTCTCTTAGGTAAATTCTGTGCAACAATTCTCATGTCTTGTGGCTCAATCTTTTGAGGTAAAATACCTTCATCAATCATCTTGTATAATTCTTTTTGGACACGATTTTTTGTAACAATCTGCTCCACAATCTCAGAAGCCTTTGCTTTAGCTGCTAATTTCTGTGGATCTTCAACTTTCTGTCTATGGTTGTCCTTCTTGATTTCGCTAAACTGTGAATTTACAATCTTTAATACAAATGGAGTCCTTGAGTTTGGATTGTTAAGTTCTGTTTGATTCTTAACAACAATTCCTTCAGGAATATCTACCGCAATATCTGACTTGTGCATAAACGACATACAATGTTCCCATGAGATAAATTCTCCATCATAAAATGTCTGTACATATCTCAAATTTAATTCGTCAGCAAGTCTCTTAACCTCTGATTGAGGTAAATAACATTCATTCTCTTTGTCATATACATCGTAAAAATATGATTTACCATAGGCTTCTGGAATATATTTAATAGTATGCTTTGTAAGCCACTCCATGAAAAATACATAATTTGGATATTTTGAAAATGGTTCAACTGCCAATGTCTGCACCCAATTCCAAAATCCATTTAATGTATTGTTATAATCAAGAGTCTGCCTTCTCGAAAATGCAACTAACTTATTTGTTTCTTTATCATAAGCAATAGCTGAATTGCTTCCATCTACCTTTTCCTGAATTACAATATGATCTCCTACATGGAAACCACCTGTATTCGCTACTGTTAATTCCGTATCTTCTTTGATACGTGATATATCCATAAATTTCTTTTGTTCCATTTTCAGTACCTCTCTTTCTATTTTTTATGTATATATTCTCTTATCTCAGCTCAATCTCACCAAATTTTAATGTGTTATCTTCAAACATTTTATTACCCCGATATATATTACCAATAAAACAACGTTTAAACGAGGTCGTAATACCAGTTACTGCCGATACAAATTTTAATTCTTGCTCAATTGGCTTAATTAACGTATCAAGCGTCTCTTTGTTTGCAAATATATACGGCTCATGCCCTTCTTGATATACGAATTCTGCAATTTTTGTATTTAACTTATCCACATTTATCTTATCTACTATTGAAAATGTCTCCATTTATTGTTCTCCTTTCCAAACTTTAAATATAACTTTTCCACTATCCGTAAATACAAATATTATCTTTATTTAGGTAAATATGAGAAAAACCACCTATTGTATCCGAATTCATATCATGAATCAAAATTGTTTTATCACCGAATCTTTCTTTTACAGCTTGTAATAATTCAATGAATTCTGAAATCGTATATTGTCCTTCTTTTTCTAAATAAAGAGCTTTTGTATTATTACCATAAAAATCTACCCAGTCTTGTTCTTTGATCAATAATTTCTTACCTCCAAACTCTAAGAAATGCTTCTTTTCATCTTATCGCATAACAATCACTTTTATTGTCGCAGAACTCAATTACATCGTTCATAGCAACATATCTATAATAAGAATTCTTACATTTAACCTTAAAATATGTATTATCATCACCACAAACTTCTATGACTTTTCCATGCAAAATAGGTGTCATTCCTTCCTGCCAAAACGCAACCCACTTACCAATCAACATTGAATAATCTTTATATACCTTGTATCCATTATGTTTTAATAAGTCTATGGCTGCATATATTTGTTGATCTTTTGTCAACCCCATAGTTTTATTCTCCCATCTGATCTACAATACCCTGTAACTTGTCAACATATATTTGAGCTTCTTCCTTGTTGAAAATCTTAAAGTTGCATGGAACAATAGTAGCTCCGCATTTATCAAAAATTCCTGCATTCTCCCAAGCTTTATAGAACTCAACAATGGTATCAAAATCTATATATTCACTATCTGGATTCCATTGAAGAACTACAATATCACCTTCACTTGGATGTATCTTCCTTAGTTCCGTCATATTCTTCTTAATGAATTTCTTTTTATGTCTCTTATTCATTCTTGTAATATTCTCCATTCTTCACTACATTAAATTTAATTGGTAACATAGCTGTAAATCTACTCTTCATCCAAGGTTTTCCTTTAGTTGCAAATTCATCTCCAAACTCTTCTGCCAATACAAAATCACCGACAGTATAGATGATAGAATATCCAGTTAAGTCCTTTGGTATCTCCTTATTTACATTACAGGTTTTAAGATGAATCATTTTATCTATGCACTCACCCATTAAATCTTGAAAGAATACAAACGTTCCATCACAATTGCAACGTTGCATTGTGAAATATTCAAAATCTGCATCTGGATCATACTTAATAATCACATTAAAATAAGGTTTGTCACCTTTAAGATAAGGTACATCTGCTAAAATTGTTCCATTTTTGGTGTAATTAACAACCGTAAATAACTCTCGTATATCCTGTTCAATCATGGATTCATATTTATTATTCTCCATGCCATTACACTGACCTAATGCAATTCGTTCTTTTACAAATTCTAATGATTTACTCATTGTTATTCTCCTATTTACTCACTCTAAATACATTTGCATCACCAACTGCCAAATCTTTTTCTTCAACAAAAGAATTAAAATACTCATTATTCTTAAAATTGTCTTCTAATTTTTCGGTAATAATATCATCCAACCGACCAAAGAATTTTACAGAAGGATAAAACGCTGGATATTTCTTTATACGGTATTTATTAACACTCCCTCTTGATACAGATAACCCATGTCTTCTACGCTTGTTGTTATTCCAATGAATAGGATCAGCATAGAAAGCTTTTTTGTTTCTTTCATACTCTTCTTTTTCTTCCTTCGCCAATCTATCAAGTTCTTTTTCTCGTTCAGTTTTTGGATGAGGCTTCATAATTTCTTTAACATTTTCTCGAATTTTATCATTAGCTTTTGCTTTTTCTGAATTACTCATCTTATTAAAGTTCTGAAATATATCTAATAGTGTGTTTTTCAAATTGTTATTCTCCTGTTTCTACTTGATCTTCATTCAACAAACCAAATTTTCGTAAATAATACTGTTTGGTTTTATCATCGACTCTACAATAAAAATTATGTTTTCCTGATTTCTGTAAAAATAATGTATTGATATTAAGTTCTTCATTCATAATAATCAGTAATTCATTTAATGTAATATCATAACAATGAAATGTCTCGCCTATCAGAAGCTTATAATATTTTTTCTCTAATTCTGTTATTTCTGCCATATTGTCACCATCCTACTTTTCTATATATTCCAATATCCAACTGTCGTATTTATTTTCTTTAATCAACTGCTGATATAAATTTATCCATTCTTGTGCTGAAAGACCTTTGTACTTCCAAACGCATTCTTTCCAACGTTTGTGTGCAAAATGACCTCTTGTTTTTAACTCAATGCATTTCACACATTTATCGTATAATTTCTTGGAATACCAATTCGATCTCCTTCTATTCCAGCCATTATTCCAACCATCTATAAATGCTTCAGTCGAATCATATCTGCTTCTCATATTAGTAAGGGTTCTGTCGTATAACTCAGTTTTTGCATTGTATAAACAATGAAGCAGAAAATAGATATCTTCATAATCATTTTTAAAATTCCATTCTTCAATATTTAAATCCCAATATATTTTTCTCACCTACTTCCATGACCACATGAAACGTGGTTTTCTTGTGGTTTTTCAACCTCTGAAAGCCTTGATTTTAGGGCATTTCAGATTGTGTTCTAAACCGATAACAGAGATTACTTACAAATCCTTCAATCTCGTTATGAATATTTGCTGTATCATCTTCCATATACTCAACATACAAATAAAACAATGTATCTTCTTTATCCAATAAGAACTCTTCAAAGTCATCTGATATAATATTCTCTGAAAAATAATTAATAATCTCTTCTTTGATACAATACTCATATGAGTATCGTTTTAATAATTTCTCGCTTGATAAGTCGGAATTGGTGACTAAATCACCAACCCAACTACTCATCTCCTCATTTAATCTTTGTGTTAATTTATCCATTTTAATTTACTTTCACCTGTATAACCCTTCTCAAACTCGTACCAAGCATAAGCAACTGCACTACCACCACCTGCTCTCATTTCATCAAAAAGAGCATTCTTCGCACATAAGATACGACTGCTTGAAACATAAACACATTTAGGTGGGTACTTTTTAAATAATTCCTTACGAGCTTTTCCTTCAAGAAACTGAACTTTAAGAAACATAAATACTCTGCAACCATCAGGAATTAATGTCATTGCATGTTCAATAAATTCTTTTGCATATTTGTATGGGGGATTTGTTAAGATATCGCCATTCCAAGGCTGATTATATGTAAGAAAATCAATTCCACCTTCACCATAACCTCTGTCGATTAGGTCAGTGGAACGAACTTCATAACCGAAGCTCTTTAATCTTTCAGATAGATGTCCCTCGCCACAGGAACATTCCCAGATAGGTTTGTCAAATGTAACACCACCATCTTTTAATAAGACATCAATTGCAATAGGATCTGTCGCATAATAATCCTCATTCTGTCTTTCCTTATCGGTGTGATTACTTGCACCTAAAGTCTTAAAAATACTATTCTTATTACCTGTCCAATCTTTTTCTGTATTATTTTTCAAATTTGTTCACCAATAGTAGCTGCGCAGCTTTACTCACATGTGAACATTTTCCTTTCCTTATTTTGTATTTACATTGTTATATTCTCTGTTACTTTTTTCTAATGTCCCATAAATAGGGACTGCTACATCCACAATTATGAATACCGTCTCCAAGAACACATCTTCTACAATCTTCATATTCTTCATGTGTTCTACAATACTCTTTAACTGTATTTATAGCATTTATGATTTCTTCATTTATGGATTCTGATTCAATATACTCTCTTTCTTCAATTCTCATAATCAATCACCTTTGTCCTGAATATTGTATAGTTTTCGTGACAAGCAAAGAAACCAAAAATTCTTGTTAGTTTCTATCCAAATAAACTATATTATCTACATTATAGTGAAACCCACCTATCTCTCCATTAAACCTACCTTTGACATACCACGTATAAGGACTGATACCTTCATTCATTATTTCTGCAAGTTCATCGGCTTTTCTTTGATGCTCATCAGCTTCATTCTGCATAGATAATTTTTGAGAATCCCATATAAGATTTGGAATCGTATCTACACACTTTCTATATATTTCAGACTCTTTTATATATTCTCTTATCACTTTTGTCATTTTGAGAATATTGTCTTTTAATATCGGTTCATTGCTAAGTTCATATGGATATAGGATTAAAACACTTCTGTCCATATATTCCATAGATATTAATTCCTCTACACAAAACTTTGGTTCTTCTATCAAATAATCACCTCTGTACTTCTACTTCATTCTTTTGTTTGCAATCTCAAAATATGTATCTGTTAATTCCATTCCAAGCCACTTTCTATTGTTCTCTCTTGCAATAAGTAAATGTGAACCACTACCTGCACATGGATCAAATACAAGATCACCTTCATTGCTATTATCGAGGATCAATTCTTTAATTAAATCGTGATTTTCTCTGTTGGGTGTAATTTACTTCGACCACAAGGATATTCAAATACTGTATTCTTACAACGAGCATTAAATGTACCGCCTCGTTTCTTGAACCAAACAGCATTTTCAATCCCTGATAAATAGATATGTTGACCATTCATAGGACTTGGATTTGTTTTCTTCCAGATTAGTTGTCTTACAGTTCCTTTGTTCTTTTTCTGCTTATCTGAGAAAAATTTATGTATTTCGAATAACTGTTCTTTTCCGCAAAAGATAATAATTGTGCTTGAGGTTACTCTGTATAACTCTGTTAAAAACTCTTGTAAATCAAATGTCATGATATCGGCATTTTCTTTATCAAGTTTTCTTAAACCATTGCTATCTCTATTTACTTCACCATATGGAATATCTGTGAGAGTTAGATTAACCCTACCATCTTCAATCTGTGACATATATTTCATACAATCACCACTATATAATTTGTTAATTTCTATCATATTTAATTACTTGGAGTAAGGAATTCCTTCTTGTGTACACGAACCTCGTCTCCTTTCATTATTTTTATTTTTAATAAAATGCTTCCGACATTGAATCTCCAAGTCTTACAAGATTCTCTACTTCCTTATCAGACATAGAATTGATTTCTTCAATCGAAAATGTTTCTTTGATTGCAAAATATGAATTATACCAATTTTCATCACAACCCATACTATTTCTTGCTGTGGTTAATACTGGTTTCTTAATATATTCTAATAATTTTTCTTTCTCATTTATATATTCTCCACTAATGACTGAATCCAACAGATTATTTAATACCTCACCAATTTCTTTTCCTGGCTTATATCCAATAGTAATTAAATCCTTACCATTAACTGCTAAATCCTTTAGAGAAAAACATTCATCATCCTGTAAAACTTCTTGTAAAATATATCCAATGTTATCAATCTTCTGTAATCTTGTTTCCTGATTAATGTCTGCCTGTGCTTTAATATCAGCTCTACGAACATTTAATAACCTTCTGAACTGTTCTTCTCCAATTTTATTAAGCCATCTCTTGATATATTTCTTTCCAACTTCAAAAGTAGCATCATGATAATAAACTAATTCAACAACTTTCTCTCTTGTGTCATTATCAAATCTTAATCGCTTCATTATTTTATCAGTCATATCAGCACCGACTCTTCCATGACCTTTAAAATGTCTAATGCCGTCCTCGCCATCTTGGTAACAATGTGGCTTTCCTATATCATGAAAGAATACAGTCAATCTTGTTACTAAATCATCGGATTCACAATATTCTATTGCATGTACGGTATGATTCCATACATCATACATGTGATATGGATTATTCTGTTGAAAACCAAACATATCTTTAATTTCAGGAATAAACAATGAAAATACTTCGTGATATAAGACCATTTGTACACAGAAATCACTCGATGCAGCAATTTTACAGAACTCACTATTGATCCTTTCAATAGATATATTTTCCAAATTCTTATACATTTTAGAGATATTCCAATCTGTATCAGGTTCAAGGACAAATCCCAACTGTGAGGCAAATCGAATAGCACGTAAAATTCTTAATGCATCTTCTGAAAATCTGTCTTCTGCTCTACCAACACATCTAATCTTGTTGTATTTAATATCTTCCATACCATTAAACGGATCTATAAGACCAGCTTCATCGTTGTATGCCATTGCATTGATTGTAAAATCTCTACGCTTTAAATCTTCTTCAAGGCTTCGTGTGAATGTAACACTGTCAGGTCTACGACTATCTGAATAGTTGCCATCAATTCTATAAGTCGTAACTTCGTATCCTTCACCGTTAATTACAATAGTGATAGTTCCATGCTGCAATCCCGTCTCAATAATTCTCTTATCCTTGAATACTTTCATCATTTCATCTGGTGTGGCAGAAGTTGTAATATCATAGTCATGAATTGGTCTTCCAAGAATGCTATCTCTCACACATCCCCCGACTAAGAAAGCTTCATATCCATTATTTTGTAGACTATGGATAATTTCATTTGCACCAGATGGAATTTCAATTTTCAATTTCTTCATTCAAATTCACCTCGATCTTCGGTTCATCAATAAACTTTGCCAATAGTCCTTCATGGTAGAATACCTTGTCACTTTCAGTAATTTCTTCTCCTAAGAAATATCTAAGTACGAATGGCATCATATAATTATCCAAACACTTAAATTCAATATTATATTCTCCATTTTCTTTGTAGATTTTCTTACAGTACCCGTCAGTACCATTGATTTTGTGGAGCGAAAATAATTCAACTCTGAATGGGATATTAGATTTTGTACTTAATCTTTCTTCAACACAATTTCTCACAAGATTTAACATGTGTAAATTATTTGCCGTTGTCATATCATAAACAATCTCATCATTTGAAAAGAATACAATTCTCTCTTCACCAATGATGTCATATAATAATGATAATGTCTGATCTATAAGGTATTTTTCATAGGTGATATGTCTTTTAGGATTACAATTGCCAAGAATAACCTGGCGAATATATTTACTATTTGCAATATGTTCATTATCTGTGAATTGAGAAATAAAATCTTCCCATGTATCAGTCCCACGAAATATATTCCTATCATATTCGTGTAAAGATGAAAAATTAGCCTTTCTCATATCAATACTGATAAAAACTCTTCCAGTATTAGTTGGCTTAAATATATCTTTATTAGATAAATTTTTATGAATCACAATGAATTTATTCATATCTTCCGCATTAAATCTCTGATATGCCTCTGACTCTTTGATACTTGTAATAGCTGCATCCTTTACATGGTTATATTCTTCAAAATAATCCTGCTCACAATTATACCCCTGTAATTCGCTTGTAAATCTAATCCACTTGTCAACAGTTCCATAGAACTTATCAAAAAGCCTAATTCTATCTAAAAAATATGGCTCTTGGAATAATCTAATTGGTATATTGCAATCCTTACAGAATCTTTCTTTTGCTCTATTTGATATTTCCATCAGATATCTCCTTTCACAATTCTCTCATTTACATACATCTTAAATTCATTGATTTTCTTATAGTCAGGTTTATCAGGCAAAGATGTATTTTCTTTTGCATATTCAAAACGTTTTTCATATTCATTTAATAAATCATAGAATTCAGAAATAGGTTGTCTATTTTCATCTAAATATTCTCCATTTCTAATACTCATGAGTATTAGAAATGGAGAATATTTA